AGACCTACAATCTGGTCGACAAGGACCTCGCGGACCTCAACGGCAACACGGCCTCCTTCCGTCTTTCGGAGACCGAGGCCACCATGCAGGGCATGTCGCAGCAGGTTGCTTCGACCATGTTCTACGGCTCGACGGCCGTCAACCCGGAGCGTTTCACGGGCCTCGCCCCGCGTTACAATACCGTGTCGACTTCCACGGCCCAGTCCGCTGCCAACGTCATCGACGCGGGCGGCACCGGCTCCACGAACACGTCCATCTGGATCGTGACTTGGGGCGCCAACACCACTCACGGCATTTTCCCGAAGGGGAAGATTTCCGGCCTGCGTCATATCGACATGGGCGAGTGGCCGGTCACCGACTCGAATGGCCTGACCTATCAGGCGTATCGTGACCACTTCAAGTGGGAAGTCGGCCTGACCGTTCGGGACTGGCGCTATTGCGTCCGTATCTGCAACATCGACGTGACGCTGCTGTCCGGCGGCTCGGCGGCCAATCTGGCCAACCTGCTGATCCGTGGCGTGCATCGTCTTCCGACCACTCCGCGTCGTGTCACCGCCGTTCAGACCTCTGATGCCCCATCGATCCGGGACAGCATGGGTCGCACGGTGATTTACTGCAATCGTGTCCTGTCGACCTACTTCGATCTGCAGGCCATGAACAAAGCCAACGTGCTCCTCAAGATCGAGGAGTGGGACGGCGTTTCCGTCACTACGTTCCGCGGCATTCCGATCAAGCCGTGCGACGCTATCCTCTCGACTGAATCTCGTGTGGTCTAAGGAGCCCCAGCCATGATTATGGATAAACTGCTTGAGCTGGACCCTTCCGGCACGGCGATCACGGTTACTCGTGACTCGACGAATATCATCAACCTGGTTAACGACCGGGACATCGGCATCGACTACGGCCTGACCCTCGTGCTTAACTGCACCGAGACCTTCACGGCCGGCGGCGCTGGTACGCTTGACATCTCGATTCAGTACAGCGCTGACGACAGCACGTACTACATCGCGGCGTCTTCGCGCCAGTTCGCTCTTGCCGATCTCGTGGCCGGAACCTTCACGTGGCGGCTTCCGCTTCCGCCTCGTCCGCAGGCCATGATCGTGGCCAATGTCCTCCCGCAGTACATCAAACTGGTGTACACGGTCGGCACTGGTCCGATGACGGCCGGCAAGATCGGAGCCACCATCGTTGTCGACGCGCAGAACACTCTCGCCTATGCGCCCGGCGTCGTAGTCAACAACTGAGGATAGAGCAATGCCTTTCCCCACTGCTGGCTCTGTTTCTCTGGCGACTGGCGAGAACATCTTCACTGCGATGTCTCTCGCCCCGACATACAGCTACCAGGTGCTGGGTGCAACCCCGGCCGCCACCGCGACTGACGTCATCGTGCTCCAGGGCTCGGCGACGAAGCTGGTTCGTATCCGTCGTATCTACCTCGGTGGTTTCGCTACCGCCGCAGGTTCAGTTACGTTCTCCTTGATCCGGCGTTCGACCGCTGGTTCGGGTGGCACGTCGACGGCTCCGACCCCGGTTAAGTTGGCAACGTCCAGCCCCGCTGCTTCGGCCGCGGTTCGGCTGTTCACCGCTAACCCCACCGTTGGCACTGCGGTCGCGACTATCCAGTCCGGCCGCATCAACATGGGTGTCGCGGCAGCGATCGGTGCGCCGGTCCTGCTCGACTTCTACGAAACGTCGGGCATCATCCTGTCCGGCACTTCGGACTACCTCGCATTGACCCTGAACGGGTCTACCATCCCCACGGCTGGCGTTCTCGACGCCGCGTTCTACTGGACTGAGGAGTAACCAATGGCCCGCTTCAAGCTCACTGCCCCGCATTACATCGACGGTAAGTATCTTGAGGCGGACGTCCTGGTGGGGGAGGGGACTGACAATCCCCTCCCTGAGGACTATCCGCCGACTCCGTACATGGAAGCCATCTTCGCCGAAACGCCTCAGGCGCTCGAAGAAGCTAAGACCAAGGTGAAGAAGGCCAAGGACCGGGCGGCGGCTGCGTCGATCGACAACCTGCCTGTGACTGTTGGGGGCGAGAAATGAACTTGGCGCAAAACGGTAACTCGTACCGCAACATCACCACGAGCACGACGACGGTTGTCTTCGCTTCCACTGTCGTGCTCAACACCGTGACAGTCAATACCAAAGGCACTGTGGCCTCGGCAGTCGTCATCTATGACAACACCGCAGCCTCGGGCACCAAGATCGCCACCATCGACTCGTTGAACCACGCCGGCACCTATATCTTCGAGGCAGTCTGCCTTACCGGCCTGACCATCGTGACGACGGGCGCCCCGGACATCACTGTAACTTATCGAGTTCCGTAATGGCCGATCCGGTATCAGTCTGCAATCAAGCGTTGGCCTCGATTGGCACGAGGTCGACGATCACTTCGCTCGATGACGGATCGCCGGAAGCACTCGCTTGCCTGCAAATCTACGACAACACCCGGCGCAAGACTCTTCGCGGTGCGCCTTGGGGCATGGCAAAATACTTCGAGCGATTGACACTCTATAAGGCCGCGCCGGGCACGCCTGAAAATCCAGATGCCGCTGTCGGTCCCTGGACTAATGCGTATCCGGCGCCGCCGTGGCTGTATTCGTATGTATACCCGTCGACGGCGCTGTGGATGCGGTTCCTCATTCCGCAGCAGCAGCTTGGCGGGTTCACTTCCCCACTTTACTCCACACCGGTTAACAATTTCTACCAGTCCTATACCGGACCGGCGGTTAAGTACTCGATCGCGTCGGATCAAGATGACTTCGGAAATAAAATCCGGATCATCCTCTGCAACCAGCAAACCCCGATCGCCTGCTTCAACACCGACGTCACGGACTGCAATCTGTGGGACGATGACTTCCTTGACGCTATGGTGTTCGGCCTTGCGGCGCAGTTGGCGATGACGCTGACCGGCAATCTGTCAATCACGAAAGCTAACTACGAGTTGGCGAACGCGAAGATGCTGGAAGCTCGGAAGACGGACAACAACGAGTCCATCGTGCAGCAGGACATCATTCCCGACTTTATCCGCGCTCGTGGCGGGTATGGTTACGCGAATGAGGGTCTTGCCAGTAACGGTTTGATTGACACTGTTTGGGCGGGATTGTGGCCGGTGCCGGTATGAGCAACGTCGTCGTTCAAGCCTCATTTGCCGCCGGCGAACTTGCGCCGCAGTTCCGTGGTCGCGTTGATCAGACGCGCTATAAGATCGGTTCCGCTACGATGCGGAACTTCTTTGTCGATTATCGTGGTGGGGCCTCTAACCGGTCGGGCACTGAGTTCCTTGCTTTCGCCGCCGACTCCGACCACGATCTGCGGCTGATCAAGTTCTCCTTCTCCACCATCCAGAACTATATTCTCGAGTTCGGTCACCTCTACATGAGGGTCATTCGGGATGGGGCGTATGTGCTGGAAGACGCGCAGGCGATTACCGGCATCACGAACGCTAACCCAGGCGTGTTCACCGACCCCGGCCACGGCTATGTTGACGGCGATGTGGTCTATCTTGCCGGTTCCGGCTTAGACCCGCTTCTTCGCGCTAAGACCTGCACGGTTTACGCCGCAACCGTCAATACCTTTTCTCTGTACGATGTCAACGGTGATCCGGTCGACACCAGCGCCATGACCGTCTATGTCTCTGGCGGCACTGTTTCTCGGTACTATAAACTGGCCACGCCGTACCTCGGCAGCGACCTTGACCTGTTGAAGTTCACGCAGTCCGCCGATGTGTTGACGCTGACGCATCCGAGCTATGTCCCGCAGAATCTGACCCGTACTGATAACGCGGCGTGGGCTTTTAGCGACGCAGTGTTCGAGACCAGCGCTGAAACTCCGACCGGGCTCACGGCCACGGCGTCCGATGTTACTGCCCCGCTGTATTCCTACGGCTACCGTGTAACCTCGATCAACGATGCTGGCGAAGAGTCCTTTCCGAGCGCCCGTGTTGTCGTTAACTGCAAAGACGGCTTTCCGATTTCCCTTACCTGGGCCGCAGTAACCGGCGCTTCGTTTTACGCTGTCTACAAAGCCACACCGGGCGATGACTTCGCCGGTAACGGTATCGGCGCTGGTGGCACTGGTGGC